CACTTCCTTCCAAGAGTTTAAGTTCACCAAAAGCGAAAGAGCAGGCAAACGATACGTAGAACCGAATTCCTTCGAGGATATATACGTTAGCAACCGCTCGATATAGCTTTCTCTTGAGATCATAAAGTGTTTCCTGTGCTGCTGGTGTTCCTTCTAGAGCATGTTCCCACTGATTGCCAGCACCCCATTCAGATGCAGCATCCAAAAATTCATCATAAGCATGAGTAACTGATTGTGCTCGTGAGAGGATCTTCTCGTCGTCTAGAATGTGGTCAAAGACTTCGGAAGGGTCAGCATACACATTCTTGATAATGTGGGTGTAGGAGCGACTATGGACCATCTCCATGGTCTGCCAGATATTCATAGCACCCTCAAGCTCAGGCAGGGAGCAGTATGGAATGAATGCCATACCAGGACCCCTGCCCTGTACGCTATCCAGAAGGATCTGATACTTCAAATTGGAAGTGAAGATATGCTTCTGTGCTTCGTTTAGAGTTTGATAATCAGCACGATCTTTCTGGAGAGATACCTCTTCAGGTCTCCAGAAATATCCAAGCTGTTGCTGTGTCAGTTTGTCAAACACAGGATACTTGAACTTGTCGTAGCGTTGGACCCCAAGAGGGGGTCCAAAGAACATCTTTTGTTTTGTGCTGTCAAGGTTCGTGGTATTAAATACGGTCATCCCTGTTGGTTTTTTCGTTTCATTCACTCTAAATTTTGCAACTGTCACAATCTTCCTCCTGAGTCTCTAAGATTTGATTTAATAGATCTTCAATGCTTTGACGTTTCTCTTCTTCTATTGTTCCATCGGTTTTACTGTCATAAGTGTTTTGGTAATAGGAAGTTTTCCAACCGTACTTGTATGTAGTTAAGAAATCATTTGCCATAACAGATGTAGGTACTTCGTTATCTGGATAGTTTTCTGGATTATAACTCCAGTTTCCACTGATTGCTTGATCGAAGAACTTTTGCATCACAGACACAACGTTGATATAACCATTGTTAGATTTCATTTCCCACAGAAGTGTGTAATTATTCTTCAGTGTCTGATACTGAGGAACAATCTGCTTAAGAGGTCCCTTCTTCGACTTCTTAACGGACAAGTAATCTCTAGGTGGTTCGATTCCATTTGTTTCATTTGACACAACGGAACTGCTCTCCGAAGGCATCTGTGCGGACAGTGTGCTGTGCCTGAGTCCATGTTCCACGATAGATGCTCTAAGAGTTTCCCAATCACAACTCAACTCGTTGGAAACGATTTCATCGACATCTCGCTTATAAGTGTCGATTGGGAGGATACCGTCTGAATACTTCGTTCGATCGAAATAACCACACTGCCCTTTTTCTTTGGCAAGTTCGTTGCTTGACTTGAGCAAATAGTACTGGAAAGATTCAGTAAGGTCGTGGACGAGTTTCCATGCGTGTGGGTCATCGTAGTGTTCTCCATGTCGTGCCAAGTAATGTGCTAAACCGATATAACCAATGCCGAGAGAACGACGATTCTTTGTACTTTCTTCGGCAGCTTTGATAGGATAGTTTTGATAATCAATCAACTCTTCTAATCCACGAACAGCAAGATCACAGAGTTCTTCAAGTTCTCCCAAGTTTTTCAACTTACCAACATTAATGGCAGAAAGAATACAGAGAGCAATCTCACCATCACCATCAATATGCTGAAGAGGATCTGTGGGAAGAGTAATCTCTTGACACAGATTGGACATATAAACTTTATCTTTAAATGAAGAGTGGGAGTTACAATGATCGATATTCATGATGTAGATACGACCAGTTTCAGCACGTTCTTTTAAGAGATCAAGAATCAGTTCTTGAGCGCCGATTCGCTTTTTAGGGACCCAGGTACATCATGGGGAGAAAATAGGGTGATCTCTCCGTTCTGGATGAAACGTTCATAGAATAGTTTTGAGATTTGAATGGAGTAGTCAAGTTTTCGTACACGATTATCCTCCGTACCTTTATTATTTTTAAGAACTAAAATGTCTTCGATCTCTTGGTGCCAGATTGGGAAGTGGACAGTTGCTGATCCACCACGGATGCCATTTTGAGTACAGCATCGGACAGTTGCTTCAAACTTCTTGAGGAAAGGGACAACACCTGTGTGCTGAACTTCTCCGCCTCGGATCTTACTGTTGATGCCACGGATTCGACCTGCGTTGATACCGATGCCCGCCCTTTGTGCAACGTATCTGCCAATAGCCATATCGCTAGTAAAGATACTATCGAGGGTGTCATCGCTGTCAACAAGCACACAGCTAGCAAATTGTCGAAGTGGAGTTCTAACCCCTGCCATGATAGGTGTGGGAATGTTGATCTTGTGCTTTGAGATTGCGTTGTAGTATCGTCTGACATAATCGAGTCTGGAGGTAAGAGGATAATCAGCGAAGAGGGTCAAAGCAATCATCATGTACATATATTGTGGAGTCTCATAGACTTCACTACAACTCCTATCTTGCACGAGGTACTTATCAACGACTTGACGTAGACCCGCGTAAGTGAAAAGATAGTCACGGTCATGATCAATCCAATTATTAACTTTGATCCAATCTTCATCACTATACTTATCTAAAATGTCTTCATCATATACTTTGTTTACAGTAGCATTGTAGAGAGCTACATCATAAACACTGGGCATTCCTTCTTTCCAAACATTCTTATGAAAAACTTGTTTACGAAGACCGAATAGAAGGAGACGAGCTGCTACAAATTGATAGTTAGGATTATCAAGGGTGATTAGATCACTAGCAGAACGAATCAAAATTTCTTGAATTTGTTCCGTGGTAATTCCATCTTCAAATTGAATGCCAGAATTCATTTCTACTTGTGAGGCAGAGACTCCACTAAGTCCACTACATGCCTCATCTACCATCTTATGTACTTTTTCCAGATTAAGAGGTTCAGTAGAACCATCTCGTTTTTGAACAGTAATTGTGCTCATACTTTCTTCCATTCGTTTAATTTAAGTTGTGCTTCTAATCCCTGATAGATGTTTGATTCTACCACACGTTGTACATCATGTCCAGCAAGGAACATGTCATTCAAATCTTTTTCTTGGATAGACTTAGGAAAAATAACTACCTTATGACCTTGCTTGGCGGCTCTAGTAATCTTTTCAACGATCTGTTTATTTCTTGGTTCGTTATCGAAAACGAATACAAAGTTGTAATTAAAATTACTAACTTCAACATCGCTGCCACACATAGCAATGCTATTACTAATAAACATTGAGTCGAACGGTCCTTCAGTAACATAGACATCCTTAGTTTCATCGATACGATCAAGACCAAATACTTTCGGTTTGGTATCGTCTAGCATTATAGTAATGTATCTGATTTTTGCTTTAGGAGCAAGAGATCTTCCCTGATAACCAAACATGGTTCCGTCTTTATCCCTGAGAGGGATTATAATTCTGGCACTATCTTGACGAAGAGTATCAAATACTTTCTTCTGTTTGTTAGTCCAGTCCTTAAATTTTGGACAATAATAGAAGTAATCTAAATCTTTAATTTTTCTCTGCTCAAGATACTCTCGGGCGGGGTGTGATGTATTTAGCTCGGATACCTTTTCCAAGTCTATTGAATTTTCAGGTTTGCTGAAAAACTTTGGTTGCTGAAAATTAAAGACTGGTGTTGGAGTTTGAGTTCCTTTGCCAGTCAATCCTTCTCTATATCTGTTCCGACTGTCAAGAGGTTGCCAAAGAATGCTGCAGACCCAATGACGATGACGGCAGCAGACCCGATACCAGTGGCAATCCATCGGAAAGTAGCGAGATCATTTACTCTGTTCTCAACTTTGTCAAGTCTTTCGATAACTGCTGAGTGTTCTTTGGAGTTGGAAACTTTTACATCTTCCAACATCTTGATAATAAGTTGATCGTTCTTATCACTTTCGTTCAATCTATTTTCATGGCGCTCAAGGATTACAGCGACCCTGTTACTATTTTCACTAATAGTAGCAACTGCTCTTTCAAGCTTATCGAGCATTTCTTTTGATAGGTCTTCATAGATATCAAGTTTGCTTTCAAGGACCGCTAACTTCTGGAGACCGAACGCCATGTTGCTCCTTTATCAAACGTTTCTGATAGCAAAATCAAGGGCTGATTGGAACGTTGAAGCGTCTTTGTTCAGCAAATAACGAAACTGTTGTTGTTTGTCGTCGTCAAGCTGAGCATAGGCGGCGGCAATTCTCTTAGCCGAGAAGTTATCTAAATTCTGTTGTGAACCATCACCGAAAGTAATCTTGGCAAATGAAGTTTCGCCAGTTGGATTTAATTCCGATGTAGCAACTTGAAGAGCAACTTCAAGAGCATCTAATGTAGTTGTTTCCATAACCATTTCACCTTCCATTTCGTATGAGTTTTTCATTTGTACTTTTTTCTGCTGATCACTTGCTTTCTTTTTGAAGTCGGCAAGGCGAGCTTTCATAAGAGTGTCCATCTCTTTGGTCTTATTGACCATTTTTTTCTTTGCCTCATCTCTCTTCTTTTGAAGATCTTTTTGGCGATTGAGCTTTTTCATTTGCCCAATTTGCTTTTGTGCTCTCTCAGTTTCCGAGGGCACAGCTTCAGAAATGATAGTTTCTTCTACTTGTTCTTTCATTTTTTTACGGGATTGAATACGAGAGAGCATTTGTTTAGCACCTTTTGTTCTGCCATCAACTTTATCTTGATTCTTTTTTTTGTAAGTACGATGTTTCTTTGTATTTACAAACACAAAGGCGGGAGGCATCGACAGAGCGGAACCGTTACCCGCCATCATTTCATTCAAATTAGATTCAGTTGCTTCAGACATTCTTGGTTTACATTAACGTTTAAACTGTCAGGCAATCTATTTAAGAAAAGCATAAATGCTTTCAAGATTGGCCAATATGTTGCTTCTATTTTAAAAAATAAAATAGGAGTAGCGGCATCATTA